CCAGAAATAGTCAGATTGTTGCCGATTGTGGTTATTCTTCCAGCCTCGGTTCCGGTGCTGTCATTTACAACAATTTCACCAGCCGAATCAATCGTCATCCGCACCGTTGGAGATGCTGCACCATCAGCGGTGGTTGAAAACTGCAATCTGCCGGGCATATCATCCGCACCGGGTGTGCCGTCAACTACTGCATTTATTCTTGCAGCTTCGACGTAATTTGTGCCATCGGCTCCTTGGAATGTCATTGTCCCAAGCGGATCGCCGCTTTGGACTACAGTCACTGCTCCCGTTGTAGTTCCTCTACTCTTTGCAAAGCCAAGCTGCGGTGCTTCACCATCGTTGGTATTGCGAACAACTCCGGCCGTTACATAGTCAGCAGGAGCAGTTGAACCATTATTCTCAACGAGTAATTTACATCCGTAACTCGAACCGTTCCACCACTTCAACGGCATTGCACTCGCTCCAATTATTACACGCCCGGTGCTGTCAATCGACATTCTTGGACTCGTCAACGTGTCCGTTCCGCTATTGTTTTGAGTAAAGAAATCAATTCTACTCGATTGATAATTTACTGCTCCACCGTCCCAAGCGTGGTCGGCGGTAAAATTAATCTTAGCTCCTGTTAAAGGTGGAGAAGTAGCACTGTCCGAACCTTGTCCAAGGATAGTTCCGATTACGTCATTAGCGACTATTGAAGTATCTTTAGCCCACAGACTTAGGTGAGCTGGATTATTACTGCCTCCGTCTGAAAGCACTTGAACAGCTCCAGTCGAAGAAATCGTCATTCTTGCTACACCAGCGGTCGTAAAACCTAACTCGTTTGCTGCCGCTCGATACATGCCTGTGTCGGTGTCGTCGTTAAACGAAAATGTCGGTGTACCAACGTCACTAACTGCCGCTCTCAACCTAGCTCCAGTTTGGCCAGCAACATTTGTTTCTAAAACATTCGTGCTAGTTTTAAATTCTGCAATACTAAATTCGTCTGCTACTATTTCACCGTCCGCAGGAGTTCGAGCAGTTGCTTGAGAGACTGAAATTGCCGTTGCATTCAACTGTACAATCTTCTGCGTCTGTGAAACTCCGGCTGAAGCAGTTCCGTCTGCTCCGTTAGGATTTCGATTCTGCACCATTAGCGACATTTTTGGATTTGCAAATGCGAGGTCGAGATCTGATACGCAGCCGATTTGCTCAACTAAAAAAGAATCAATATAACCTGCTTGAGTTCCAGTAGTAGTAGACACTTGAGCATAGACGCTAAATGTCGTTGTTGTTGCTGTAAATGTCTGCTCAAAACTCGCCCAGCTTGCAGCAGTATAATCAGTTACATTATATTGAGTTCCTATTGCACTGCTTCCAATGCCAACGCGAACGTGTGTAGCGTCTATGTTTTTGACGCGATATTTTACGCGATAATCTACGCCTACAGTTGCTGTGAAAGTTTGATATATGTACGGATTATCTGAGTTACGGGCAATTTTTAACGCTGGTTCAGCACCCGAACCACTAGACGAGTCAATTGTAAAAGTGGGCTGGCTGCCAATTACCCAAGAATTAGGTTTAGTAGTTCCTGAAGCTCCAGTCCAAGCTGTGCCGTTTAAAATCTTAGAAGTCTGACTGCCGTACTGTTCATCAAAATCAACATCAGCACGCTGATAAGCATTATCTACTTCTGCTTGCGTGAGTGCTTTGTTCCAAGTCCGAAATCTGTAAAGCGAACCGATTATAGCGGTGTTTGCTGAATTGGTCGAAATGTGAAACGGATTAGCATTGCTGTCTCCAATGTTTACCGCACTCGATCCGCTAATATCAACTGAGCCGACACTATTCCCATTCTTATAAAGCGTAGCGTTGCCATCTCTATCCGCAGAAACTACAAAATGAGTAGGTGAACCAAAGTCTGCTGCTATGTCATAGCCAAAATCATAATGAGTGTTTGAGGATGTTCGAAAATATATTTTAAGAGTTGTATTGGTTTTGTCGTACCAAAACCCCATTCGATTGTCTCCGGTGTATGGGGCTGTAAAATAATAAGTTTCGTTATTGCTGGCTTGAGTTTGATTTAAAATAAATTCAAGCGAAAAATCGCTTGTGCCAAATTCTGCTCCGGCACTGTTGGCTATTGAAATATGTGAACTAGCACCATCAAAATGCAGTCCTTGCCCGTCTGAGCTATTGACAAGTTCCCGAATTATTTCGCCGCCACCAGCCGATCCGGTGACGTTTATAACATTGGCTATTCCCATCGTTTATTCTCCTAGTCTGCCGCTAAATGCGATGTTCACTTTGCCGGTTCCTGACTTCGTGCAAAAAGCCAGTCCATCAGTGTATCCCGAAAATGTAATTACTGTACCAGTCCCGTCTTCATCAGATGTGTTTGCAGCTAAAATTCCTGTATAGTTTCCACTTGCAGTTGTGCAAGTTGAGCTATCAGCATCAGGAGTTAACCGATAGAAAATTGGGACAGTCCCCACATTCTGCAATAGCAGAAATGCAGGTGATGACTCAGTTTTCAATGCAGTGTTACTAGGTGCTGTACTGCTAGTAGTAACACTCAGTTCCTCGTTAATTGTTGCTGAAAAATTTGCTAGTGTATCGTTCTGTCTTGCCATTTCTTATAATCCCCAAATCTTTTTTATTTTTTGCCGGGAGTATTCACTCTTCCAGCCTTTCTTTGAGTTTTCTTGTCGGTGGTATCCATTTTTCATCATCTGCTTCTGAGATGGTGCTTGTTTCATACCTCCTATGGCAAAACTCGTAGGAACCTCAATTTTCGCCCAGGTTCCTGTGCCATCACTAAAATTATCGAGATCAGATGAGACCAAATACTCTTTGATCTCACCTGTCTCGTGATTCTTAAACTCAACTAGTGGCATTATTGTGCCAGTTGAATATTATAGTTTGTGCCATCAATATTCACTTTGAGTGTGTACCCAGATACTGCCGAATATGACCCACTAGTTGTAATACCAGTAAACTTAATTTTCGTGTCATCTAGAGTGTTGATTGTTACATCTTGTGTAATTGCTTTGCGCGTTCTGCGAACATTTTTTTCTGACATATTATAATCCTTGTGCTTTATCTAATTCTTCCATGGTAGCAATCATCTCATCTCTGGATGGTGCTTCCATTTCAACTGATTCTTCCATCTCTTCTGGATATGCTGGTTCACCATTAACAGTTTCCATTCCGACTGTCGCATACTCGTCTCCAAGTGATTCAACAGCTCCTTCGATGGTAAAACTGACGGCATCTCCCACTTCTGGAAGAACCATCACACCTTCTTCATCTGCAATTTGCAGTGAGGTAATTGGTATTTCTACTTTTGGCATAATTAAAAAGAGACCGGGAGGCTATTGACCTCCCAGTCAAATTGATTAGCTATAGTTAGTGACTGAGTAGATGTTCACTGCATGTGCCCCATTCAATACGGTAGAACCGTAATAGAATTTGAAACCAACAGTTGTTAATTGCGCCAATGGATCACTTTTATCTGGTCCTTGAGCAATGATCATCTTAGGTGAGTAAGCACTCATTGTAGCTAGGTTCACACCACCATATGCCTGGTCACCCACAACAAATGTGCTGTATTTAGTACCAGCAGCATTGTAAGTGCGTTGAGTGTTCTGCCTGTATGGATTTGTTGTGGTTACGACGCGAACCCCAGCATACCTCCCGACTTCACCACGGAATAACTGATCTGGTGCTCCATACTTGCTTGCTTCCAACCAGTCATCATCGTTCATCAAATCACGAGCAACTTCTGGTGCCATAACAGCAGTGAAGTATCCGTTACTTGGTCGAGCGTTATTGACTCGTAGGTTTGTAGAAGCATCAAGAATGTCTAATGCAGTCATTGCATCATTAGTACCACCAACAGTGGCATATGATGTAGCAGCACCAGCATAACGTGCTTGAGTTGCAGAAGAATCACCAAGTGTGTTACGAAGTAATTCGTCAACTTTTAGTGCTGCATCCTGTCCGTTTTGAACAGTTGCTTGCTCCATTGTGTTGAACAATTCAACATTACTCAAGAGATCAGAGATTGTAACTGTCTGTCCAAATTGAGCGAGATCTACGTCTACAGTGGTCATTGATAATTGTTTAGAATTACCAACTGTTACTGCTGTTCCTTCAGTCAATGTTTGCACATCAGTAGTTACTGATTCTGGGTAACGGAAGAACCGTACCGATTTGTGCCCAGCTTTTGCGGGGAGAGGTGATTTATAGGCAAACTGATCCAAGACGATTGTCTTTAAAGTTTGCTCAAGTAATTTCTTATTGAAATAATCTTGTAGTGTTGACTCTGGTCCTGCTGTTGCTGATCCAGTTGTCGTGAGAGTTGTTCCTGCCATATTGTTTTATTTTAATTTGCGAACATGCCAACACCTGACTCGTCTGCACTTTGCATCGCTTTAACCAACTCTGCCCGTTGTTTTTCCACGGGGAGATTGTTAAACGATTCAACCTGCAACACGTTGCCGGGTTGGCTACCGTTCAGTGTTAATTTTTCTTCGTACTCAGCAACTTGTTTTTTTAAGTCGCTGACCTGTTTTTCCAAATTAGAAGACTGGTTTGCTCTGAGATACATTGCCGCCGCTTCGACGGCATCTGTGATCCCATCCGGGTATTGAGTTAGTACAGGTTTTTTCTCCAATAATTGGCCAACCTTCTTGAACAGTTCACTGTCTTGATCATTCAAGTCTTTGTGTGCAGAAGTGGCTTGTTTCCAATTTGTATCCCATTTAGACACAAACTCAGCCTGTTGTTTCTTCTCCTGCTGTTCAGTTGCAGTTTGCCTAGCCTGCTGTGCTGCTTTTCGTGCTGCTTCAGCATTGGCATGATCGCCTTCATCTTCAAATTCCTGAGCCACTGACTCATACTCATCAGGTGAATAACGACTAGTATTGGTGCGTTGTTGGATCTCTTCCAGGCTTTGCTGGTGCCCATCCTCGTACGCTTTTTTTTGTGCTTCCAGATCTTCACGTTCTTTTTTCAATTTAGCTTTCGCTTCATTGACTTCACGCCAAGATTTGTTCGCACGGTCCTGTGCTTTTTTAGTCCTAGAATATTTGGATTTGGATTGTTCCTCCTCCTCAATTTCTTGTGACTCCTCCTCTCCCGGTTGATCCGGTGCTTCTTCTCTGGGGGTGTCTTCCACTTTGGCAGACTCCGTGTCAGGTTCCTCGACCTGCGGCATCGAGGTAGTTTTCGCAGTTAAATCGAACGCGTTATCATCAGCTTCCGCTAATGATTTTAGCAATTGCTCGCGCTCGTTATCCACCGTGACTGGTGCATCTGTTATAGCCTCAGACATAAATTTTAATTACTAGGTTGCCTCAACCATTCCAGGTCATCGGTCACACCCGTGACAACTTCATCTGGTTGCGATCTTATCGCGGCTAAACCATCTATTGTTGCCAATGCAGATTTAAAGCCAAACGCTTGACCCGTCTTGTAAGACAAATCTGCTGGAGATGAGATTAATCTATCACAATTGGTGATGTGCAAGTTTCTTAGGTGTTGTTGCATTACAACACCAGTCTCAGATTTTAAGAATTGCTGCAATTTTACAGCATGTTCATTTGACCATTCAGGCGGGTTGACCCATTGGGGCACTTGCCGCAATGTTCTCAACGCTCCCAACATTCTCCTCAGTTTGTTCAACATTTTGTTGTGTTTGTTGCTCTGCCGCTTGTTGCAGTTGTGCAAATAAATTCTTTAATTCAGCTTCCATCTGTCTGCCAGCTTTTGGATCTTTTTCTTTTAAAGCTTCTAAATGTTGGACTATATGCTGTTCTAGCATTTGTCCTTCTGCTGGCTCAGGTTGTGCGCCTGATTGAGATCGATTGTTGATGTACGTCATAACTGTCTGGATGTGTACCGCATCATCATCTGACTGTTTAACTACTGCTGGGAAACCAAGTCTGAGAAACGTGATTTCATTGGCTTGATCTTCTGCCTGGGTAGCTTGTTGATCCATTGGGTCTTGATATAATCTTTTAACTAGAGTGGCATCGTCTGATTCCAAAATAGTCTTTCTGAGCTGTCCTTGATTAATGAATGGATCGTTTGCAAACATCTGAAAACGAGTGATTGCTTTCTGCATTAGTAACTGCTTATTCACTCCATCTGCTGATCCAGTTGGCTGAATGCCGTAGTTTTGATGCAAAGCCTCCTGTGGAATTTGCTGTGCGGTGTCTAAATACCAATAATCCAAAGAAGTTTTGTCATATTGCAATAAAACGGACCAACTCATGCGGTAAAGTTTGCCGAGTGCTATACGGAATATTCGCATCCGTAAATCACTGCTTTGCTGGTATAAACCTCCAATAGCTTGGATCTCAGTTGCGGTCCTTCTTTCAGTGTTTTGTAAAGTTTGAGTAAGACCAAAATCTGGTGTAGATACACGGTTCTGAGCCAATTCCCGCATAATATTCATCTGAGTATCAAACGAAATTGGAGGAGCTTGGTGTGCGACTGGTTGGATTCCAAATGGTAAAATGCTCCCAGGAGTCATTCTGAGATTGCCAGTATTAGGCATATCTCTCTCAGCGCGAAACAGTGGTCTGTTTGCAAGAGTCATGAAATCATTCTTGTCATTAAGAAGCTTTGTTAGATCAGCTTCCATGGTTGCTTGAAGTTCAACTACACCTCTAGCCGAGTAAAAACCGGGATCTTTAACCTCATAATGAAAAGCCACAAATGGTGGTTTGCCATGATTATATGGCATTTTCATTGTTGGTCTAAGATCAATATCAGGCTGAGTAGGTGAGAATGTACAAATGCACCACTGCCCAGTCTTCTCTTCGCGGAAATATACTTCCCACACAATGATGCTGGACTCATCTGTAAATGTGAGTCCTTCACGCTCGAATTTGGTATACTCAGTATCCATATCCCCAGCGTCATTGTTGTAGCTTCCAGAAATCTGTCTAATTACTTCTGGATCTTGATTTAAGTGTTTTTGCCGTTTGTACGAATCAACTGAGTAAACTGAAATATGACACATTCTGTCTGCCTCTTCTAAGCTCCTAGTCCAGCTAGGAACGACAAAATGCTGAGGTTCTATTGAATAATAGTTTATTTTCTTGGCTTTAGTGTCCCAAAGAACCTTCAAAATGCCATTACCACTCATGAGCATAGCATCAACAGTACTTAAAACTTCTGTCTCTAGATTAGTTTTTTGCTTTATTTTGTGATCAAACCACTGTGCAGCAGCAGTTGTATATTCGGCAACTTGTGGGGTTGTAGGCACAAACTGAGCAATTAAGTCTGTAGCAAATAACTGCTGGAAGTAAGCAGGTTTTAGTTCACTAATTGTAGTGTCTACTAGTGGAAAATGTACATCTGATGCACCAGGCCAAGGTTTATTTTTTCTCCTCAGTCCATGGTGGCGCATCTCATAAAACATGCGTTGTCTGGTATCCCAAACGCTACGATCAGCCAGATCTTGCAGAACTGATGCGTTTAAATCATCACGAGATTTCATATTGTAAAATCGTCTTCTTCATCTTCATCATCTTCGAGGAGGTAACCCATCGCCTGCAATGACATGAGACATGAATACATCTGAAGACCACCAATTAGAGTTGCATCGTCTAAATCAAATTCTTCCTGATAACGATCCACTAGTTTTTCAATGTCAGTGCAGAAACACTCCAGTTGGTCTTTCATTCTCATAAAAAAGACGCACCCATTTTTGGTGCGTCCTGCTGCTTTTATGCAATTTATTTAGGCGTTGTTAGTTGCGTATGCTGGCTTTTTCCAAGTCTTTCTCGTACTGGATTATCTGTTCCAAGCAATCTTCAACAAACGATTTAGCCTGTGGTGATGCCATATATGCGTCTTGAAAGCCTCTCTCATTCCCCAGAATCAGTCTCTTCGTCGCGTCCAGCTTGATCGGTGTCCTGCATCCGCTTCCTAACCCAATCAAGCTTGTCATCAGCACGATCATTAATATCTGCTTCCAATTTCTCTTTTTCAGCTTTTTTTCCATATGCAAATAATTCTTTTAAAATTGTGAGTACTAGCGTTATTATTTCTGTTATCCTCATAGACTTGTCAAACTCTCTAATTTAAATTACTATTTTCTGAGTTATAGTATAGATTACTATCTTCTGAGTTATTTGACTCTTGCGGTGTGGCTGTCGGGCCCACCGCATTTTTCTTTTCAATTATCCCGTGTTTAATCCCATACTTTCTCTCAGTTTACTGTCATCTGTCCATTCATGCATACCCGCTTCAACAATCTCTTCCAGGCTAGGCTGATAACGTCTGTTCCACATGTATTGGTTGCTATAGCTAGCTAATGTCATGACTACCGCATCACCCCGGTCAGGTGAGGAGAAACCTCGTGACTTCATCTCTTTCTTGCTCTCTAGACTTAGCTTACCGTTCTTTGATGCTGCTACCCGTCTAGTAGTCAGTTGACTGTGCAAGATCTCGTCATCAGGCAATATACACTCCATGCGGTCTATTTGTCTAGATGCCTCAAACCACATCTCTGTGCCCCGGTTAACATACTTGTCTGGATCATGCGCTCTTCCTCCCAGGTTAACTTGATGAATTGGCCAACCCATCTCTGCAAGCTGATGGCACATAGGCAGTCCTAGTCCACCTGCATCACCAAATATCTGCTCAGGTTTCAGCTTTGCTTTCTCAAACTCCAAAGCAAATCGGGCACAACCTGCCATAGTATTAGCCTCTCTCCATGCAATTAACTTAGTGATCTTGTTTCCCACTCTCATACAAAAAACACTTTCATCACCTGCTGCTGCAAAATCACACGAGGCTACAACCTCATTACCGTCTTTGCTGGGTGGACTATCCAAGCACTGCATCAGGCTATCCCATGTGATCACCAAGCCTTCTCCAGAAGTTTCTTGGAACTCTCCAAAGATCATGGAGCGGATCAATGGATGGTCTTTGCCCCACATCTCCATTTGTTCTTCTATCCAACTCTTTTTAATGTGCGGACAATCGTAAGAAGTAACAGTGTGAAGTTTCCACCATTTCTGTTCTTTGGAGAAAATTTTATAAAACTTACCAGTCGTTCCACCTGGAGAACTCATGGCTAGGATGCGATTTGGCTGGATACGAGCCACCGCTTCGAATAGGTCAGAATCAATTGATTTACACTCGTCTAACACTATAAAAACATTACCATGAAAGCCTTCAAAACGGTTTGGTGAGTCAGTTGCAAACCCCAAGATCCTACTGCCATTATCCATCGTTAGATCAGTCTGATTAATCGTCATACCTAGCCCAGCTACTTTGCTAGCTAATGATCTAATCTGAGGCCACATCTGCTCTTTGACCTGCCTATACACACCTGATGTAGTGATAACTATGCTACCGGGATAGATAAGCGCATACCACAGTGCAGCAGGTGCAGCTATCATTGCCGTTTTTCCTGAGCCATTTGCCGCTTTCAGTGCAACTCGTGCACCGGGCTTGCTTAGATCGAGAAGAACTTTCTTCTGCCAATCATACAATTTTATCCCAAAATATTTTTCAGTAAAGACATCGCAATCCGCATCTCTTGAGGAGGCTTGGGTCTTTGCTGTTGAGCCAGACTGTTCTTCTGACTGTTTTGGTGTCTCTTTCGTTTTTGTTTCTGTTTTGCCCATAATCACTTACATCATATTTTCTCACAAACTCTCCCAAACTATTTGTCACTTGATAACACGCCACAACATCACTCACAGCATGATAGCTGAACAGATAGAATGGGCACCTAAATGACCTACTAGCCCACTGTCCTGCCTCCATCTTGTTCCAATTAAGCATCTCTTTCTCATGTGTCCCAAATGCACATTCTCTGCTCTTAATCTCTGCCACCGCCTTAATCACTCCACCTCTAACAAACATGCCGTCCAAGTATGAATATTGATCATTAGTGTACACCCAGTTATCACCGGGATGATTACCTAAGATGATATCTACACACTCCTGTTCAGCCTGCTCGATCACGCAAATAAAAAGTCACTCGTCTTCACTGGCACTTGTCCATTCCACGCTGGTTGCTGTTTCATTCCTGCTTTAGCTAACTCTTCACCATGAGCTTTAGCAAATGATCCAGCACCCATAACAAAATCAATAAATTTACGGCAAGAAGTTTCTCTCCATAAATTATCTCCTCCACCTATTCGCCTCATACCCCACATCCATGCTAGTTCTTGTGTAGTATATATTTTATACCATTTCCACAAATTACCTAAAGATTCGAGACCAACCTGCTGCATCAAGTCTGGATCATTCACAGCACACAAGTCTTTCACATAAACCATTCCTCCTGGGGCCAATAATCCACGGACTTTCTCAATCAGCTTGCCAGGTTCAGAAAAATACCCATAAGACTCGCAGAATATAATCCGATCAAACTTCCTGCCTCGATCATCCCAATCCATGAAATCAGCCAATTCCATATTTAAATCAGCATCCAACTGCCTACCAAGCTCAATCTGCCTACTGCTAATCGTCACCCCGGTAACATCCAAAACCCCATTCTCCATGAGGCCCAGCATCACACCACCTACACCACAACCAACATCAAGCACACTATGCTGTGGGGCAATCATAGCTCTGCTCATCATTACCTCAGCAAAGTCTTTAGGTTTCTCAGCGAACAGTGTTGATTGAATTAATGAACCATACTCATTCAAATACGCATCGCTGAACTTGTCGTAATAATCTTTTATTTCCATTTGTGTTTTCTTCTCCTATTCACCCATAAAGCTGTTTCTCTCTCGTCTATGTACTTCTGCAATTTAGCCGCACTAATCTTAGCCTCAGCTTCATCCTCGTGATCGTACAGTGTCTCCTGGGGGAACAATGCACCTCTGTCCAACCTAGTCCCAGCAGGTGAATCCATGCCGTGACTGTTCACCCATAACCTCCATGATCCATCATCATTCTGCCTAGCGTAAATCGTCACAATCTATGTCTACCCCAGTCACATCCTGATACTCCTCCATAACCATCTCCTGCCAATTGAACACATAATCATCAAACTCATCGTCTGGCTCAAAGTTAGTCTGCACTCGTGTCTCCATCCCGGTAGGAGAACAAATAGCCTTCAACCTGAACCACTTGCCACTACGGTTATTGGTCAGGATAAAATGATGAACTGGAGGTGGAGGTGTCATAGTTATCGACTAGCAGTGAATAAATCAACTCCCCACATATCCACTGTTCTCATGCTGTCCATGACCTCTTGGACTTTTTCCCGTAAATCATCCAGACTGCCATTATTGTCAATGACTCGATGGAAACGATTGTAATCATCAAGCTCAGTCTCACTACTGTGAGAATCATCATTGCTAGCCTCACGATTAACCCGAATAAGAAAACCACCATGATCTCTGATGTAGTCAGCCTCATTCTTTAGCCTCACATCTGTGATCACTGAAAACATAGAACCATCTTCATCATCTGCATTAGCGCATAAGTTCAAACACATCTGCCTGATCCAATAATCCTCCCCATTGTAATACCTCCGAAACTCAACCCCCCACCATTGCAGCATTGGTCTCCAGCGATCTTTATCCATCTCAATCTCAGCCAATGAGACACCAGTCACCTCAGACACCTCCCGCTTCAACTCATCAGCAAATGCAACTCGTCTGGCAGGTAGTGGGGATCTACGGTTATGAAGTAAATCAATCACCATGCCTCCTACAGTGTCTTTGCCGCTACGCTTCTTACCTGATATTCCTATGACCATGGTGCTTATGTGGGTGTGTTTGCAGAATCCCCCGTGTGTGAGGCTTTTGATGGGGGTGGGGTGTTGGGATTGGTACCCCCCGATATATGGGTACCCCCATGGTCATTTTCAGCAGGATGGTCAGGTGGTGGTGGATCAGTGGTGAGTCTGGACTCAGATGCATCTGGTTCCTCCGTTCCAATAACATTTGCAGCGGATACAACATCCGTATTTAAACGAGCAGACTGGAGATGCATGAGCTGATCAGACGTAATAGTTGAATCGATCTTCTGAGTTCTAACATCAACTTTCTTGCTGGTTGCATACTCGTCTGAGAACCTGGCGCCAAGTAGCTTCATAGCCAGATGACCATCCCCATTAGCTATCCCATCGTTAACAGTTCTTAGAGCAAATGCTTGGTATTCTGTCTCTGCCTGTAGGAGAGAACTCCTAAAGTCAGAGTAGGTATCTAACCAACTATACAAAGCAGTATTACTGATCCCAACCATTGCTGCTGCTCTATTCACAGGCAGTCCACTCCTCAGATTCTTCAGAAATGACTCTACTCTTTCAGGAGTATAGGTCGTTGGTCTTCCCCCAATCTTGCCAGTCCCATTCTTCTCTAATTGTTTCCTCCTAGCATCATAGACACTAGGAGGCATTTGAATTGGTGCACTGTGCAGATCATCGAGATTCTTTCTTCTCTCTGCTACTTCCTCCTCAGTTAGTTTCACTACTTTACCAGGCACAGGTGGCTTGGATGTAGACTTTTTTCTTGCTGCTTTCTTTGCTGTCATAATTATTATTTATCTAAATTCACAACTGAGCCTGAGCCTTAACCATTGGCCACTGTAGGAGTGGACTTGAAGTGTGCTTCAGACCCAGTTGCTTAAATCATTCTTATCTGTGCAGGTTATCTCCCCGCTTATTGTTGCGATTATCTTCTTTGTCACTGGGGCTATTTAGCTTCTTCCAGTTCTTCATCTTTTCTGCATTGGAAGCTTTCACACTCACCACGCATCCGTTCTCTATTCCTAATATTCTTATATCTTCTGTCTCATTCTTCATTATTATATGTCTTTCTTGAGGCGTACATACACCTACAATCAATTTTTATTCCCCATCATGGTAGCCACAGCGGGTAATAGACAAACGTGTCTTAGAAAGCATTTTAGCAAACTTTGCTCTCTCCTCATCTGTCATCTGTCTCCTCGTCTCAGGTTTAGCCTCCACCTGCTTTGGTTTCTTGTACGGACTAGGTGACTCAATGCCACTAGCCAACTGTCGCAGGTGATGCTCCATAGCCTTCAACTGCTTGTACTGCTCTCGATCTTGTTTCTTGATCTTGTTGCCAGCAATGTCGTAAATGCCATTCTCCTCAAGTTGCCTCATCTGTTCTCTGACTGTGTCCAGTTGCAGCTTGTAGGAGTAGGTTTCTTTGGATGATAGTATTTTCATAGTTATCTAGACTGTAGCTATAGTTGCAATAATAGAGATAATAGAGAGAGTATTAATATATATAGATATATATATACTATTACTACTATTACTATTATTACGAAATAAATGCATCTAAGTTATTGTTTAGTAGTTGTTTACCAATGTAGTTTTTATATTTTTCTACAGTGATGTCCTTCTTCTCTTGTAGTTTTTATCTTTTTTTACATGCCAGAAATAGATCATATGATCGTCATAAACATAGTCCACTGGCATGATGTCGTAGTGTCGTTTCATAGTATTTTTCTCTTCCTGATATAAGTCCTAGCGAACTCTGAGAATTGTCTGAATTGTTTGTCATATGCAGGTCTAGTGTCTCTGAGGTTCTGCACCATCTTCTTTGCGTTGATTGCAGTGCAATGATCTTTCTTCCACCACTTACCTACTTTAGCGCAGGTGTAGCCTGAATCTCTTGCTATGAACATGCATACGTTCCTAGGCCACACAATGTCTACTGTACGAGTTTTTGACTTTAATTCCTCTAGTGGTATATCCCAGAACTCACTAGCCGCATCAGCAAGCAATTTGAGTTCTCTATTGCCGCCAGGTGGTAATGCTGGATATGACTTCAGTTCAGTTTCCATAGTTCCAATGCTGGTGATTCGTAGTTTCTGTCACTGCCTCTAGTCTTGTAGGTAGCTTTGACCACCACCCACTTATCTCCGTTTCTTTCTAAATCTTTTATCATATTACTAATTATCCACAATTCGTCTTGCTGGCGGCATGGAAAAGATATTGCCACACCACCCATTTCTTTAGCTTCATACTCAGTTATCGCTTGGTTGATTAAACTCATGATTAGGAATGTATTTCTTTGATTCTTGCCAGATCGTGGTAGCTGCACTGAATAGCCTCCATGCCGCTTGTAGCTCGGTTGGTGTCCACCTCTTCTCAATGACTGGTCTAGGATCTGTGGCACTTATAACCAAACTCATACAATTAGGATTTGGCCTCATTGTTTTCCTATATGCAGCTAACTGCCACACCCATGAATCGTGAAAAGATGGTTTCTTTTCAGCGTTCCAGCGTTGTGTCTTGTAATCAATCAGACACACGCCACGGACCCCATTGATCTCAGCCACTAGGTCAATAGTTCCACCATAACCTAGCTTCTTATTAACAACCGTTTTCTCTACTGCGATCACTCGCTTGAGGTTTTTCTGTGCCCATCTGATATATGTGTCTAAGTATGGAAATATCTCAGGATCTTCAGCCTCGTCATATTTACCTAGATTCCACATCTCAATGGCATTGTGCACTCTTGTGCCAAATCCTAGGATCTCGTTCTTATCCTGTTTGGCAAAACCATGCATCCTATCAATGTAGTCTTGTTCAGCCTCACCAGGCTTGTATGGGTTCTCGATGCATTTACGCACCATCATATCAGCTTTCCATTTGGTTAATTGAGGTTTCTCAATCATGCCTAGTATCCCAGACACACTAGGAACAAGATTCTGTTTCCTAGCATGTCTGAGAGTAGTAGGTTTACCATCTGACTGCCTATGACACGCATTCCCATCCATTGTGTACCAATGCTGGCTAGATGTTTGTGCGTTAGATTTATTGGGCAGTGGGATGATCATTAGAATGGTGAAGACTGGCGTTTCTCGTATGAGGTTTTCATCCTGTCTCTTGTCCCAGCAGGATCGTAATTGCCTGATGGTTTAAGATCAGTTTGGGATGGCATAATTGATCCTATATTAGCCCATTTCTTTTCTGGATCTACTTTGTCAGGATTGTGAATAATGTTGATCAGCGCATTCTTGCCAACCAATGACTTAACCATGTCAGGACCAGCAGGAGTCATCTCTAACTCTACCCCCCAACTGTCTAAAAATGGCTTGAGATGACCATTGTCGTTCAATGTAGCACTGAATGTGCGGTCAATGATGAATGGTCTTCCGTCCTCCATTAGTTTGTCTGATTCAAACATCAGACGCACTTTGGCCTTGGCTTTTGGGTATTGTGGATTGGTGGATGGAACAAGTCTCATCCCAGATTTGGGATCAGCCTCAATACCATATGCCTCGCCACAATCGATGACATCAACACACACACAATTTTGTGGTCCTGTTGGTGTCAGCTCGAACTCATTTTTCGTTTCTGCTATTATCATTTGTTTTATTAGTCTTTCTGTTTATTCCCGTAGGAAATTGACGCCCCAACTCAGAGAGAAAGTAAAACTGAGTTGAGGCAGTGAGGAGATAGCCTCCAAGCAAACCACTCCCCACTAAATTATTTATAATTAAGTATCTTGTTTAGGCCCAATTGGTCTTCTGTACATGCGCCTCCTATCCACCTTAGCCACTAAATCACTTTCTTTAATCAGTTTCAGCCAATCCTCAGCCTTTACAGTTATCAGCCAATCAGCATTCTTTTTCTTGTGTGCTACAACTGGGATTTGATGTGGCTTTGCGTCTCTAACTGCCTGGTCCATAGCGTTTTGGATGTTTAGCTTCTCTACAAATTTAACTTCGTGATGAAGACCTGGCAGACTGGGGCAGATAATGTCCGGTGCTTCTCCACCACCAGCATCTCTGCCAGCATTCTGACATCCTCTAAAAGCTTCAAATCCAGCCTCTCGTAATTTATCTCTCCACATACGTTCTCCTCTTGCGCCTTTGTTTCTACTGTTCATTTTGCCATTGATAAAACTGGTGGACTTGATTGTCTGTACCATGGCTGAGATGGTTTCTTTTCCATATTCTCATTCATCCATTTGACTGCCTTAGCCCAGTCTGCTGCTGCCATCTCATCGATTAGCTTTTGGTTTTCTTGTCTTCTTTTTCGTCCTTCAGCAAACAACGTGAAGTCTTCAATCGAGATCCTCCTAAGTTTACCAATCTTATGACTCCTCAACTTACCAGTCTTGATGTGCCGTCTGATGTTTCTCAGAGACATGTTCAGCTTTTCAGCGACCTCTTGTGCAGATAGATATTCAATCATGGTAAGATAGTTAGTTTTACAGAAATAACACCAGCGTCAGCGTCTCCACAGAGTCGAATAAACCCAGCTTTACTTAGGTCCACCTCTCTCTTGTACTGTCCTGATTTATCTTTTGTCCACGGTCCGCGATCTGAAACTGTGCCAATGATAAAACGATTTTTAGTTATGTTTACTTTTAGCTTAGTTCCAAATGGCAGTGTTCGATGCGCTATTATTGTGGGGTCACGATCATCAAAGACCGTCTTGCCATCAGCGCATAAATTTCCGCGGTAAGCTTTTCCATACCAAGAAGCTTTTACGGTCGGTTGTTCAGCGTATGGTCTACTGACCACCCAGCTAAACACTGCTACGCTTGCTATTATTGTAATTAGTATTTTCATTCTGATTTATTAAGAAAATCTTCTATCTATAAAAACATCCAAAACTTCTCTTTTAACTCTGCTTATACGATGCCCAAGTCGCACCACTTTGAGTTGCCGGTTCATAACCCATTTACGAACATTGCTAACTGATACTTGGAGTTGATCGGCAACTTGTTCATATGTAAGAAACTCATCTGAATTTGATATTTGCGGCTTTTGTCCGTTAAAATTGGAAGACTTAGTGGTTGATGAGTTAGTTTTTGATTGCATACTTGTTTTACGAATTAACTGCTCTAAAGCAAACGTCCTTGACCAGTTGTTATCGTCCGCAAAACTGTCTAACTGATTAAGATCAGATTCACGCAACCGTAAACTTATTTGCCTAGTAATATCTTTATTTTTACTTATTTTCATTCTGCTTTCTCTATCAACTCTTCAATCACACTTGTCATGTCTCTTCTGTTTATCACTGCAATGCGTTTGAGTTTATCTCTGTGCCATGGAGTTAGTCTGAAATGACATGATATCTTCTTCTGCTTAATTTCTACTTCTTTACTCATTATCCTCGTTGTAGTTTGTATTTCGGTTTTTCAGATGCCACATAGTGGTCAACTAAGATTTGCACAGTGTTGCCCATCATTTCTGCGACAACATGCAATGGCACATCAGCCTCTAATAACTGACATGCCCACTCTTTACGCAATTGATATGCAGTAAATCCAAATTGTTTCAAATGTGAATTGATCTTTTTAGTGAATCCATATTCTCGGTCATAATCTGTGCCAGGAAGAACAAACTCACCATCAGGATTTAGATTCAATAAAAACTGACGATCAGCCTCACTGAACCCATCAGGATATGGTATCTCTCGTTCTACTTCATTCTTCTTGGGCACAATACGATCATTCACAATGCAGTGAGGCAGTAGGTTGATTCGTTTAGCATGAGCCACCTCAATGTTTCTCTGAGCACTGATTCGCATCAATTCATAAAACCCAAACATGATTGGATCTTCATGCTTAACAACCTCACGGAAATACTTGTCTGCTCTAAAATGTCTATCATCTTGTGGTCGTTTGTATTTGGTGGCTTTGAAGCGAAGAACTTTGAGATCAGTAAAATTAAATGAGTCAGCAATGTTGTAATATTTCATCATGCTACGCTTGAACAATCCATACTTAGCTTGGCGCAATGACACATTGAGTTTCTTCTTTATTGTGAGTTTCTGCTCAGGAGTTTTGCCTCGATTAATCTCAGCCTCCATCCACCTCTCGCACAGATCTTTTGTGCACTCATGTGGGTGGTGGGACTCAGTATGTCCTATGCCTCGTAGGAATCTTCTCATGGCAGTTTTAGCACTACTAACCTGCTTCTCACCATTGTCTGAATGAGTGTCTAGCAAATGGAATATTTGAGACCAAGTGTGCAACTGCTGAGGTAGAACAAGCTTAGGCAAGTCAATCTGAGGACTATTGAATCTTTTAATCTCCTCAATGATGTCCTCGGCAGCATCATACTTGTTATCCGCTTTAGACTTGATGAACTTGTCAATCTTCCTGGCTCTGTGCCTCAAGCGATATGACCACCAACCCCGCTTAGTCTTCTCAAGCTTCTTTTGAATGGCACGATTGCCGTGGATTGGTATTTGAATCATTTTAGCTTTCTTGGTTTCTCGAACTGGGGTGACCATACACCTGTGTGTACATCTGTCAACACAGTTTATGTAAAATATTTATTTTTTCTCAGTTTGAAACTCCCCGCAAACTCACCACACAAATGAGACACCATGTGACACTCTATGTCACTCAGTGGCACTGTAAACTGGTAATCAGTTAGGACCATTAAATCCGTTTTATTGTTGGTACATTGAGGAAAGAAGAAGATTTCTTAGAAGAAAGAGTGGTGGCTGGACCCGGAATCGAACCGGGGACACACGGATTTTCAATCCTAAGCCATTTATCTTTTTTTCTAGGAAAAAGACTTATTCACCATTCAATTGCTGAAACTCACCACAAACTCACCACACTTTAACCAAATCATTTCAACAGATGCCATGCGTCTCTGTATTTCTCATAGTTAGCATTAGCGCGGGAGGTTAACCCGTCTGGATAGAATGTTAGGTTCTTGGTCTGCGCTGCATCAGCAGGCAAGACGTAGGTAGCATGGTGGTGGTGTAGGTAGCAAATCAAATAATCGTACAATTTAGGATCAGAAGCGCATTTGACATCTTGCCCACTCGCATTTGTCCTAGGAACGAATTTGGTTTTGATTTGTACTCGGCTGAGTTTGCCACCCCAGGAGCAAATAAAATCTACCCCGGCAGTGGCTTTGTTTGCCGCCCAGAAGATTTCAAAGCCAAGCTCAACTAGCCTTGCGGCTACCAGTAGCTCGCCCACTGCGCCCACTCTTGATTTTTGCCATCGATCCGTAGATGTAGGCATTGGCCCGATCCCCCGTCAATCCGCGTTTCTTCGCGGAGCTTTTCAATTTATTGTGTATCTTCTTCGGCATCGTTATTAGGTTCAAAATTATGTGCCAACCAATCACTGAACGTCTCATCCATATCTGGATAATGAACTGAGACCCACAATTGTAACGGGGTTCTCTTTACACCAGCAAATCTAAAATAGGTGTCTGCCATATCCTCCATCATTTTAAGCTCCTCCCCGGATGGTAGAATAATATTTGCAAAACCTGTACCTCTCTCGTTTTTGATCAATGAGGTTAACTCGATGTCAGAAAAAGCCTCAATCTGTTCCTCAACCTGATCTAATTGCTCTAAAGCTTCATCATTAGTCTGCACTTTTTGCGGATTGGCTAATGCTGCCTCTAGTCTTGCGTCTACGGCATTTGAGTCTTTCTGCGCTATAATGTCCTTCTTGACCTGCTGTTTGTTGATCCTGCTGTCAACTGGGGCCAAGTTTTTTTCCAAATTATTCATGGAAAGTATATTTTCCAATTTAGACAGTTGATCAACTAAAACTGAATCTAAAACACTCTCATCCAACTTTTTTAGTTCAGCCTTAGTGTATTTGTCTTGAACATTGTCTTTAATTTTTCCAAAGAGTCCAACAGCAGCAGTTAGGTTAGGAAACATCCTGCTAATAAAATCATCACGCTTAGGTGCTGGGACTGAATAGTCTGCATCATATTCATCGATGCTTTCAGCCAGAGGTGCTTTGAACCTGTCACTATCAGTATATCGTTTTACTGTCGTGACTTCTTCAACCACTGGCGCAGATTTCTTCTGCGACATTTCCATGAGTCTCTGACCAAGTTTCTTTCTGCTCATTTTAGAATCTTTTTAATTTGGTGCATCTTCACCAACTCAACAGGAATGTCCTCAATCTCGTCTGCGGCTAAATCAGATAGTTTTTTATTTTCGCCTGGGTAAGCTAATCTTAGCCAATTTTCGAGTGTAACTTCCTCGCCAAACTCTTTTAGTTTTTTACTTATCGGGTCCATACCAAGTGGGATTTCTAATGCCACCAAATGCATCACTTATCTTGTTTCTTGTTTCCTCAAGAGACAACTTGCCATTATTGTAATCGTTCCAAATACCATCAGCAATTTTTATGTTCTTTTTGTTTTTCATTCTTTGAGGAAACAAACCTCTAACTGCTTCCCAGGTAATTGACTGCATTTCACGAGGAAGAACTCCTCGTTGTTTTGCTGCTTTACGGTAAGCATCTGCATAAATTCCGTAAGTTCCTTTGCCTCCTGTGATTGTGCTATTAGGCACACCTGATCCAAAGTTATGACTAACCTCAGTGCTTTTAGCAGATAGAGGTTTAAGTAATGCTGCTGCAACTGCATGAGTGTCAATAGTTACATCTTCTTTAGCTAACTTAGGTAAAAGTATATTGTTGTTAAAATTTCTAACTTTATGCTGAACTCCTAATTGATCTGATATATTCTTTTTAGTTGGGTTTTCTAAAATACTAATAGCTTTCATATATGATGTAGAAGATGGGTGTATAATTCTTCCAAGAGAACCATCATTATTAACTTTAGAATCCATCATGCGACCTTCTGGGCTAACAACTGGAAACGATTGAGGTCTGTATGTTTGATCATACAAGCGCATAAAATATGCTTTTTCTACGACATCAAGATCATTGAATTTTTTACCATTCATCGTCTTAATGATTTTCATAATAAGCGGGTCTTTAGAAAATTGATCTATTTCTTTAGCTTTAGTTATCATCTCCTGATTGACAGGAAAATTTTGTTTGTTTTTATATCCATCAATAACCCGTTCGGCTAATGATACATTCATGAACCAATCTTTCTGTGGTGACAATACTGCAATCACTCCAGCCGATTCCGCATTAGTTAAACCGTATTTTTTTGCCCAGTCATTAGTAATTTTTCGCGCCCCATCATACCATAATTTGCTACGTTTTCTAATATTCTCAGGAACTTTGTCATATAACCAAAGCAAGTTAGAAACTGACATGTCTTGCAATTCTTTATTTACGGAAGACAAATCACGTTTTTTTGTTCTAATGTGAGGATATTTAGCTATTGTTGAAGCCAATACATCTTGCTTTTCTTTTGGTAACAAAAATATCGCATTGTTATCTATTAACAAAACAGATGCTAATGGATCTTCTGTAGCAGCAACGCCAGTTGGTAGTCTAGTGCTTACTCGGTTTTTTCTGTCAGCACGTTCTGCTGGCATAAACCTAACCTGACCCCCCATGACTCCATCCTCACCTCGCATTTGCGGTGTGATGTCTATGGCTTTGAAAGAATTTAATTCTCCGCTTGTGCTTTCTCCATCAATTGCATCACTTTCAAAAGAACCGCTCATCGCGTCTTCTTCAAATTGATTTGTACGAATCCCCACATCCTCGACTTTAGCACCAAACTTCTTGCCGTATTTTCTGAGGAATTGCGGGATCATTTTGTCGTACAAATTGAATGCCCAATCGCCCCCAACTTCGAGGTCTAGTCCTCGTAAAAATTTTGTTTGTGGTTTCTCGCCAAAATCAGTCCAAGCATCTCTTTCTTCTCTTGATAAAAACGCCCAATCTGATTTTGCTGAACCTGGCAAGTTGATTGAATCAGGATCAGCTTGCTGTCCTTCGTTTTTTTTCATTTTTTCAGCAATGTCTTTACCCACAAAGTTAGCTAACCTCGATTCTGGTACCGTCTTACTAATCACCTGATCACCATCTTTTCCAACCTCAATACGATAACTGCCGTCAGGAGTTTTTCTATAAGCTAAGAAGTCTGCTTGATTGCTTAACTTGTACCGAGCAGATGTCTGTTTTCCATCGATAAACGCCAACTTGTCATATCCGTTTTCAGCGGCATAGCGCAGCATTCTCTTGGTTGCTAACTCATGCCATGATGATTTGAATGGTGCGTCTGGGACTTCTTCTCCGTACCCACTCTTCCGTCCTGCTGAGTGCCAATCAGATTGAAGTTCTTCAACGAATAAAATCTTCTCACCATTCGGCCCGATGCGGTCGTTGAATCGTACATGAGCTAAGATGTTGGGTTCATCGAAATGAGATGATTGGAAATTTTTGTTTCTGTTAAATCTTACTAGTCCTTCATCTACATAAAATTTAGAAAGCTTGTTTTCAATTTCTGACAGACTGTCTGTGACATAATCAACATTGTCATACATTTTTTCATCAGAATGTAACTCCCGATTATTTGATAAAAAATCACCATCTTTTTTGACTCCTATTTCCCCCCCAATTTTGTACCGAAGAACATGATCTAAATTGTCATATCCTTCATATTCTGCGCTATCTTTAACTGAAATTTTTTCAGGTGCACCCAAAACATCTCTTGGGTTTTCTTTTATTTTCGGCAACCTCAACAGCATCTCTTTATAGCTACCATCTTCTGAGCCAGGTAGTTGGTATTCTTCGTATTGGGTTGGGGAAGTTTCTTTGTTGGGATCAATTGGAGTATAACGATCACCACTAAACATAGTCTCTTCCAACTGAATATCGTTCTCTCGGATGAAGTCTACAAGCTCGTCCTTAGTAACTTGCTTCTTACCTCGTAAATAATCCTCCAAGCCTAGCCATTGAAGTTCTTCTTGCTTCACGCCTGGTTGCTTCTTGATCGTCGCTAACATCTGATCGCCCGATCCTTGATTTGGGATCTTGTCTCCCATGGCTACCTGCTCTACTCGACTGAAGAAACCTAAATCATCTTGCACCGGGCGAGGTTCTGCTGTTCTAAAGATTTGGTTTCTAAATTCTTTATTCCCCGGCATATACCTAGCCTTAGCTTTGTGGTAATTGACAGGATAACTTTGGCCCATGCCACGAGCAACTTCTCTCATCCTGTCAAACCTGAGACTAATAAAGAGCTTAGAATCTTGTTTTGATCTGTTCCAATCTCTTACACTAGGATCATCTGGTTTTACTCCTAAGAATGAATATAATTTTTCTTTCTTCATTCCATCAGGAAATTTAACTGTTGTATCGTTCAAGTAATGAGTATCTAACAGTTTCATCATATCTGTGCGGAACTCATCCACATTCACTCTACCGTCTGAATCAGCCCAGTCTGACCAAAACTTTCTTTTTCCCGTTTGACCTAACCACCTGTTTATCTTGTTTTCAAAATAGCCAATGTTAAAAACTTTAGCATTAAAATTTCCTGCCCCACTGATCTCCATGCCAAATGGTGTGAACAGTTGCACCTTCATCCGTGCTTTTGAGTCATAACCTCTACCAGAAATAGCTTTCCAATAGTCTGCCAAGAATGGTGCCCCGGTGCCTTCTTTGATGGCATCATTCATCATCTTGATAGTGGCTTTTAGGTCAGGATGAACAACATCATCATCAGCACCCATAATTGCATCCATCTGTCGGTCATCAAAATATGAGCCTCTAAAATTTGTTTTACCTGTCTTCTCGTTAGTCTTAGCTTTTACAGTAGGAGTGTCAGGTACATCATCGTTAACGTCATCAGTAACATCTTTAAGCGCAGCAACTAACATCTCAACACGCTTCTTCTCCATGCGTGTTCTTTCTGCTGGTGTTGTAAATGCAGGTTTCTGTCCAGGTTGCCATTTGCCACCAGTTGAGTTTAAAACATTTCCGTCTTTATCAGTCTTCAGCCAACCACTCCTAGCCCAGCGTTTTACTTCTGTCTCTGGGATCTTTGGTGTGCCGTCTGGGTTTTTCTTTAGTAAATCTTTTGCGTTAACCGTTACTTCTGATCCACCCGTGTCGCTTGTTTCAGAAACTCGATCTATTAGCTTATCTTTCTCAGTGATGTATTGTGCAAGAAGATGTTCAATCTCAGGTGACATTAACACTTCTTTACCTGCTAGTTTCTGCTTTGCTTCAAGACCAGAAAGTTCTTTTTCAAGTAGTCTTAGAGTAGGTTCATCAGCTTCAGGTTTGGCACGTTCATCTTTTATCTTATTCTTAACATCAGAAATGCTTTTGCTTTGATCAGGATATTTAAACAACGCACTAGTGGCAGTCATTTCTCCCCGTGGGTTTCCTGCTAAATCAAATTCTACACCACTAGCCTCAAGCGTTTTCTTTAACCTGCCAAGCACGTTAAACTTCAACTTGTCGATGTTCATCCCAAGAAATTTATCTTTAAAATAATCTTTCTTGAGAGTGATGTTTCTAGCTTTGCGAATAATACCGTGTCTGGCTGATTCACCAAACATAGCAAAATAATCAGACATCAACTCTCGTGCCATGTAGTCACGTTTTGATGCATCAGGTAACGCATTGAATGCGTCCAGTTCTTTCTTGTTTGACTCCTGATCTTCTAAAAGCTTGTTCAGTTCATCCTGTTTTTTTGCCAACTCAGCAGTGCTTTCAGGTTTAACTTTTTTGATCTCTGCTTTCTTTGAAATTATTTCACTGGTTAGATCTGGGTATAACTGACCATTATATTGATCAGCAAAACTTAACATGTCTGACTGTGAGTAAAGACCTGGCTTCATCATTCCACCATCTGGCGCATAAGTACCAAAGATCGTTTGTGCTAGGTCAGTTTGAATATCTTGTAATGGATCAGATTCAAATGACTCCCCAGATTCTTCATCTAATTTTTTCTTTAACGAACTCCATTTTTCGCTGGGGTGAAACACTTCATGAAATAACGTAAAACTAGGAGTCTCTGCATCAGTGTTAATGTAAATCGTGTTACTGTCTGAATCATAGAATCCAGCCACACCGTCTCTAGCAATACCACCAGTCTTTGCTTGGATCTCCTGAGTGTCTCCAATAAAAAAATTAGTATCTTTACCCGTATCTCTTCTAGCACCCATGAGCCAATCAACTGCTTCAGCCTGAGAAGCTAAATCATCAACTGATAAGTTTCTGTTTGGATCTACAAATCTGGCTCTCTGTTGCTCTGGTAAACCAGAGAGAAATCTTTTGACAACTGCCTCAGATGCCATTTGATGCATTGGAGTCTCTTTGAGGCGTAACCTCATCCCCGCATCAGGTACACCACCTCGACTGATTTCAACTCTTGCTAACTGATTAAATGCTTTAGCTGAGAGTAAACCAGCAGGAGCTGCAATTGTGCCTAAACCCATTCCAGCTATCCATCCTGGGTTAGTTGGGTCATACGGCATCATAGCACCCAAACCTGCACCTATTCCTGCGCCAATAGTGACCGTGTCAGCCATTTGTCCTGCGCCAGAGAGTAGTTTGTTTGCTACTCTATTATCGACTGTTACAAACAGTTTTGCTACGTCTTCACGCATTGGCCTAATCTTGGCAACTGTGCCTAGACCACTAGTTCTGATTGAGTTGATTTTTGCAGCTTGTGCAGCACCTCCAATGCGTTGTGCGCCTTTTTCAATAACTTCACCAAGCCCAATAAATTTTCCTGACTCTAACGCAAACCTACCACCAAATGCCCCACCAAGTGCACCTACAATCTCTTGTCCTTCTGGGGCAGAATACGCACCTGCACCTGCACCAATTCCATATTGAAGAGTCTTTGCTAACTTTGGATTTTTAGCCCCAAAGATTGCTGCTTTAGTAGCTGCTTTTTGAACACCACGACCAACTTTTTCTACTCCAGAACCAATACCACTAACACTAGTAGTAATTGGCTTTGCTAGAAATTCTCCAAGTTGTTTTGCTGCTTTAGAACCTGCTGCGGCGCCAGCAGTTTTAATCATCTTCTTAGCGTATTGATTAGTAATTTTAGGTGCTTTTCTTGCTACTGCTGCACCAACTTTCACCAAACCTCCTCCAACTAAATAAGTGGGGTCAAATATCAAACTGAGTGAATCTGCTACCTCTGGATCAATCCCATCATCATAAACCTCGGCCAACTCATCAGCACCAAAATATCTGGCAACATCGCCTAGTCGTGATTTTCTCAGTTCAAGTTGCCTGAAAATCTCATTTCCAAATTCTTTATATGCCGCATAACTTGCCTGATCTTCTTCTTCTTTTGTGCGGAATGGTTTTGCTGCAAATCTACCAATGCCTCCACTGATTAGTCTCAAGCCTTCAGTTGCTGCTAAGAATGATTCTGGTATGTTGGCTGATGCTTCAAGCAAGCCTTCTTCTTTGATCTTACCGGGTATCTTTCCAAACCCACCCGCTAATCCAATTACTGCTTGTTTTGCTATGGGATACCAATCAACCCCGTCATCTTCTTTTCTCTTCCACTCCTCAAACGTCATTATCCCACGGTCATCGTGGGTCTCAATAGCACTTTCAATTTTTCCAGCTTCATTGTAAACAGGTCGATAAGTGGGACGGTATATCTTCTTCTTATTGTTATCGTAGACTGGGACATCAGTTTGTTTTCCACTGGAATCTATCCATGGAATAGTCTCTTCAAACTCAACTTCCTCAAAATTTTGTATCGGTTGTTCTTCATCAAGTGTGAACGTGTACTCCTCAATAGGTTCACTTATTGTGGGAGAAGATAACTGCCTAGACAATCTATCAGCAGATGGTTTCAATGGGTCAGCCATTAGAGTTTAGACAGGTTTTCTTTGTTCTTTTTAATAGACTCGATAAGTTGTTTTCTTCTCTTCTCCGTGTCTCGATCAGATTTAGTGTTAGTAGTAATTGGAACGTAAGATGGACCTCTATTTGGGTTTGGTGGAGATGGCAACTTATCTAATTGCTCTTGAAGAACATTAATTCTTTTTTTGATTAGTGTTTTTTTGTCTATCTCATCTGAACTAGGCGCAGGTTTAGGTAATAAACTGTTAGCTGGGTCTGGTCTAGGTGCAGGTGGAGTTGTAGAGTCAGTCCGTCTTTCAAGACTAATGTTATGCGTCTTGCCTGTGCTCTTATCTAGAATCTGAATTTTGTTTGATCCAGTAGAAATTATTTCAGCTTTTTCCTCATCACTAAGCTGATCTTTACCTCTAAATTCTTCAACCTCAACTACTGGTCTGTCTTGGGATGCTTCTTCTGCTTCTTCTTCACCGAGGAGTCTGTTTGCGGTAGACCTCAAAGATTTCAAACCTGGAAGAAGTCCTGAAACGTCAATTTTACTTTCAGCCATACCTCTAAGTTTGTCTTCGTAAGAATTAGAAACCATTTTAATTGCTGCTGAAGTCAAAAGTTTATTGATTTCTTCAGGAGAATTTAACGTCCCAAGTGTTCTAGAATACAACTTTACATCGTCATCAGTTAAAACGCCAACCTCTCCAAATACACCACGAGCGAAACCGGGAATAATTGTTGTTATCTGAGCTTTAAGCCTTTGAGCTTTCACATCCCATGGATTAGCAGATCTAAAAATTCCAACAATTGGCCCGGTGTCTCCCACTACTTTTAATTGTTCGTCAAGTTCTTCCAATCGAGCGAGTGTGAATTTATATTTACTTAATGCTAGACGCTCACTCTCACCAGGTGCTTTTGTGTGAACATTTGACGCTCCAATAATTGTGTCAGTGTCGTTACTTTTAACCGCATTTGCCCACCGTTTTTGCCGAGCAACAATGACTGGTGTTTGCATTTCTTTAGGCATTCCAGCAGTTGGTGCACCAGATATAATCATGCTTTCAAATGAGTCTCCTCCATATAAAGCTTTTTGTTTTTTCTTTATTGCATCTACTTCTTTCTCAAGTTTGTAATTATCAATAAAATTATTCATTGCTGGCATATCAAACTGAGTTTTCCCATCTGGGTTTAGAATAAAACTTCCATCTTTGTTCCTCTTATAAATTGGATCAATTTCTCCACTGACTGTTTTGTAATTTTCAACTGTAAGAAAACGGTTACGATCTTCTGCTAATAATACTGGGTATCCTTCTTTTGCCTCAAATGATTTTGTTATATTTCCGTATTGTTTCCAAGTAGCTGGGTCTCTAAGAATAGTTGGCTCAACTGATGACTTTAAATCTGCATAGAATTGCCGTCCTTCAAGAGTAGAAAAATCAATTTCACCTGAAGCAAGTGCTTCTGGCAGATAATCAACAAATTTGTCTTTTGCCGTTTGTGCAGCTAATTCATTATCAATCTTTTCTTTCCGTTGTTGTTGCTCATATTTGAATTGCGTCTTGACCATGTCTAGACGTTTCTTCTGCATGGCATTATTAGCAGCACTATTCCATATAGCCTGCCCCGCTCTTAGCCCACTTGCAAATGCTGATCCCGCGCTCATTGTTCTATTAAATATATTTATCTGCTATTTTTCCAGTTGCTACACCAGTCGCTAAACCTAAAAGTTGTGCCCCAATTGGTTGCTGATTAGCGGCGTAATTCATTCGAGTGTTGTACCCGCTCATCATGTAGCTTTCACCTCTTGCTCCTGCATTTGGGTCTAATGCTAAACCTGATTGAACACCTACCGGGTTAAACGGTGACGCGCCTGCTTGTGCTCCACTTAATGCTCCAATTTGATTTATTGGTGTGTTGCCACTTAAAAATGATGCAGCATTAGCCAGGTTCTGTTGTTTCAATGCTAGACCAGCGTAGCCTTTGCTCATAGCTTCAGATGCAACTGCTGCTGTCCCATAAACATTACCTCTAGATGTCTGTGCGTATTGTTCAGCCTCTTCTACTTGTTTATCCATCTCTGGTGACAATCGACCTCCTGCCATCAAACCTCGTTTAGCGTCATCACCTAACATCTCTCGAATTTCATAACCAGTTGGGTCTGCTGCTTTCAGTTCTTCCATACGTTGTTGAACAAAATCTTTTCCGTATTTCTTCTGCACATCGAGCATTGTCTTAGCCATTTTATCTGCTGACTCAGCAGCAAAATCCATGTCTGCTCTTGTTGAATCTTCATCTGAAAAGCCTTTGAAATCATAGGTAACATCTTTGAATCCAGTCTTGTTGCCTTTACCGTCAAATGTTGGAACTTTTAAATCAATTTTCTTACCGAACTTAGCGGCATTGTTGATCATTTTTTTAATCGCCAATGTTTCAGCATCTGCCCACACTCCGGCTTCGTTTGCTCCAGCCATGTTCGGAGCTTCTTGTTCGTCTTGTGAATATGCTCCCATATCTAAAATTCCTCCTTCAAAAACAATTCTCTAATTTTTAAACTTATTTTTCTCATATGTTCGTTTCCCCCGGTTAGGTATGCAACTAGCAGAACTAACTCAGTAAGTTGGTCTCTAATAACTAGAGCATAATTCTTTCTAGTTGTATCTTTTTCCATCCAATCGTTGCTGTCTATCCATGCGTTTAAACTTGTTAAATGTAATGGAAGTAAAGTTGTTTTATGAACGTGAAAGAATGGGTTGCTCGGTAGATCTACTAATAATAATTGCGCTAATTTATATTTAGAATCAACATCAACTTCATCAGGCTTGTCTACTAAATCATCAATAATTCTTGCGACCCGCGAGATGATAGACAAATAGCCCCAAGCATCAGTGTTTCCGTTGGAACTTAGCCTAATTGCTTCATGCACTTTCTCGTCGTAGGTCACGATTCCACCCCCACACTGTTAAGAAATCCTCCAGCATAAATTGATCTTAATGCTAAATATTTACTGTCTGTTCCAGCGTTATCTGATTGCTGAAATTTGAACTGCAACTCACGGAACTCTGGGTATTGAGTCATTGAATATCTAAACCTAGTTAATAATCCGCTCCCAAGCGTTGATGGCAGTGGGAAAGTTAATCTTAATTCTCCTGTTCCAGTGTCTAGTTCATCAGCTAAATTGTCTGTCTGTTCTGCTCCATCGAGGATAACCCCAATATCAATAACTGCATTACTTCGATCAAACTCAAACTCAGCGAACTCAGCATCTTTGCTGGTAGTCTGCTCGTTGAATGTGAAAGCTCTAGTTAACGCTTCCCAACCGGTGTCCATTGAGAGAAAAGCTTCAAAATCAGCATTACCTGCTCCTGCATGACTAGTAACAATCGTAGGAGCGGAAGTGTAACCCGTTCCACTGTTTGTAATTGTAACAGAATTAATTACTCCCCCACTCACGGTATAGGTTCCAGCAAAGCTAGATCCTCCTCCTCCCGTTGCACTTAATGTTCCAGCGGTATAACCAGTGCCTCCGTTTTTAATCCGAACATCATCAACTCCTGTAGAAGTTCTTATTTTATCTTGAAAATCCGTATCTACTAAATTTCTATCTTCAACAAAATCCCGGTATTGCAATGGATTACCAACTTTATCCAGGCTAATTAAATACGGTTTGCCTCCACTAAACTGAGTCACCGCATACTGGTATGGATTTATGTAACTTGATGGAACTCCGCTTGTAACAGTCACATCTCCATTCCAAATACCCATCCAGGACTGGGTGTTAGTATTGAAGACTATTGTAGTGTCGTTGACTGTGCTTGCCCCAGTTGGGACAGATAGTAAATATCTGTTGTTCCAGAATACTGATGTAGCATTTTCAACCGCAGACCAATTAATCTTATCAATAACATCTTGTATTGGATAACTAATGACACCTACATCAGATGCCACCATGTTTTCTTCCATGGTCCGTCTAATTGATCGGACTCCTGTGCGAGAAAGAAAAAATAGATCTTCTCCAACCTGAGCTATAGAACCATTAGCAACACATCCTGTGGTCGCTGAGATTGTTCTAATTGTGAAGTCTGCTGTAGTTGGAGCAGTTCCACTTGCAGCAGGTGCACCTCCAGTATCAACTACATAACAACTGTTTTTACAAAAAACTACTATGTTAAAAGCTACCCAGCTTGCTAACCCGGTTACCGGGTCACCTAGTCCCACTTTAAATGGCAAATTTGCTGTGCCCCCAAATGTAGTTTCATAGGCTGGAGTTATGGCAGCATTACCGTCTCCAGCATGACTAGGAACTATTGTAGGAAGAGATGTGTAACCACTACCACTATTAGTAATTGTGACTGTTTTAATTACTCCTGCATCAACTGTATAACTTCCTGCAAAACCTGATCCTCCTCCACCAGTGGCACTAAGTGTTCCAGCGGTATAACCAGTGCCCCCATTAGTGATCGTTAAAGATCCAATTGCCTGGGTATAATTAGGAAGAAATTCAGAAACATGTATTTGATCATCGCTGGGTTGATAAGCAAATATTCTAAAATTATTGTTAACTAAATATTTAGAGTTAATTGGTCCATCAGCTATTTCTTTAACAACGTAAGTAGAACCACTGTTATCCCAAGAAATTTGGCCTATTCTGTTATTATTAGAATGACTAGCAAAAAACAACTTGTCAGCAATTTGGCAAGTGTAAACCCGGTTAGTTGTGCTGTTTGTAAAACCAGTTCCTAGTCCTGACACACTAACTGTACCACTAGAATTTATTGAGTATGCATTTGAATTAACAAATGCAATTAAGGCCTCTTTAGCATCAGTGTCATAGTAAGCTAACGCTTGTGTGTTGATTGAGGCTGATGAACTGCCTAGTAAATCAGCAAATCGATGAAATCCTCGTCTAGATTTTAGAACACCATTCTTTGGAGCGTCTAAGTCTTTAAGCGATTCTGCCTGACTTTCGTTTAGAAGATTCTCGCGGAAGTTAGATATTTGCCCACCTACGAAACTAGCCTGACGATCATATTGAACCGGGTCATCAAGTCCATCATTATAATAAACAGGCATAACTTAAAATCCAAAATCATTTCTACTGTAACCCATGCCATAGACATCTGGTATCAATCGAGTTTGTTTTGCAGACTGGTTGCTCTCTTGATCACGAGCCACCTGCATTAATGCATTAGCTTGTTGGTGTTCTAATTGAGCTTTACCAAATTGTCTCGACCTCTTCAACATGTCACCAGTTGCAAAATGAATCAGCACGTTATCAATGCCGCTAATCATTGGTGAATCATAATCACCAATCATAGGCTGAGTTTTTCTTTTACCAATAACATACAAGTTCTTAGGATCACTTGCGTCATATTTAGGTTTGTCAAAAAACTTAACTCTTTGGAATTTACTTACATTCTCCCATTCAGGCCAAAAGAAATACTTACTTGCGTCAGTAGCACTTCTAACCTGGACATGTCCTGTGGTAGTTTCTTTGCTTATTGAATGAACTGCTGACCATACATTTGATGTGGTAACACTAGAAGCTAGTGTTACTGTCTCTTTTTGCATAGTTAGTTCCTGCCCGTATAGTTCACCAACAATTGTGATTTTCTTACCGTTGTCAGAACTGTCCGAGGAAAGAAACTCAATAGCACCATAAGCAGGATCAAAATTAATACCTGAGCTGTCAATAACAGAAAACTGAGCAGTGTTTGCATTTTTCTTAAATGAATCCGGGTCAGTCATTAACTCAGTTATGAGTTGTGTTGGTAACAGATTTTGTTCGTTATAACTAATACCTAAAATAGTCTCAAATTTCTGAGGACAAACCATCTCATCAGCTAACTCGCTTACAATTGCAGTTGCAGTTGCTCCATCTCCTGCTCCCCCAGTAAATGTTATTGTTGGCGCGGAGGTGTATCCTGATCCTGAGTTTTGGATGTAAACTTTTGCAACTGCTCCCCCACCAATCTCACAAGCAGCAGTAGCATTGCTCCCAGCACCACCAGAAAAACCAACAGTGGGTGCGGAGGTGTATCCTGATCCTCCATTGTCTAAAATAATCTGAGTTATCCTGCCATCGTATGGCAGTGTCATTTGTTCAACATCAATTGTCTCTCTCCATAACCCAGAGTTAATAATGTTTTCATGATGTTGCCGTATAAATTCTTTGCACCTAGTTTTGGATGTGTCATCCGTTTTGTTGACCAGGTTGCAAACGTATGTGGCAATATCTGTTAAAGTCATTTATGCTCCTACTACTGCGTATAGTTCCCACTTGGTTGTATTCAGACTAACAATACCTGGGGATGTCCCAGATGAACCACTCGGCTTGTCGTAAAATGATAAGCTAAAATCGGGATGAGTTACATACCATATATTCGTGCCGTCTGCTCCAAATGTACAAACACTGTTAGACCAATAAGACGCTTTCTTCCATAATCTGTCTCCAACAACAAAATTATTGTCGACGCTTGTGCATTGCAGGAAAAAATCAAGTGACACTGGGGGTGCCCCGCAACCGTGCGCCGCCAAAACATAACTACCTGCTGCTGGAACATTGCCCATAGAAACTGTTTTGTTGTGAATTTTCCAAGACGGGGCACTGGTGCCTGCAGAAGTTAAAACTGCTGGGGTAGTGTCATTTCTTGTCAATTCTGTCGGAACTCCACTTGATCCGTAAACAATTACTCCAGGTTTATTGTCAAAGCTATGAGAAATCTTGGCCGGGTTAATAGCATCATCTTTTACCATTGCATTTGCAATTGAGTTAGACGCTATTTCTAAATAAAAATTAGATGCAGTGCTAGTTATAGTAATATCGCCAGCAGTTCCACTATCAAATGTTTTGCTTTTAATATCGGTCCCATCACCACTAAGAAAAGCGTTGTTAGTTTTTGCGTTTAAATCAGATGCCGCTCCCGAAGAATTTCCAACTTTTACAGTTCCTCGTGTCATTCCAGACAACTTAGTATTTGTAACAGAATTACTGACTAACTCATTAGTGCCCACTGAGTTGTTAGTCATGTTGTCGTTTACTACTGAATTATTTGCCAACTTGCCAGGAGCAATACCCCCATCATCAATTGAACAATTAGCTACTATGTTATTCAGCTTTGCAGCAGTGACCGTATCACCATCGCTAAATGTCTGAGTGGTTGTTAATCCTGCCATTTGAGCCTCCTAGCTTGCTTTCTTAACGACTTTTTTCTTTGGTGCTGGTGCAACACTACTTGCCGCCTCAACTGCCGCTTCAGCTACATTCTGAGTCTTGTAGATTCCGTGCCTCAAGAAAATCGCTAAAATACTAGTAAGAGTTGCGTTTAAAAACTCGGCTAGATTTATATCTGAAGATATATATAGTCCTAGACTAGAAATGATTCCTGCTAGTCCCGCGTATAATGTTTTTGATTTCCACATGATTAATATTTCTTTTTTGCTGTTTTTGCAGATTTCTTAAAAGCTTTGGCAGTGGGGGCACCAGCAGAACCTGGCTTTCTCATCTTTTCTCCACTACCAGATTTAATACGCTTTTTCTTAGCGTGAATATTTTTATATAGACTCATGTTATTTATTTTTTATTAAATGTTTGATCTTCAAGATTATATAAATTAAAGACGCCAAACTTATTCCAACTTTTAGAATTAAATCTATCTCCACCATCCAATTAAAAATCCCAGTCGCACTGGCGATTGCAACTTTAATATCGTCAAAGTTCACTTAGCTTTTCAAAGACAAATTAAAAGACTAACAGTTTATTCTGCCGCTTCTTCAGAATCGTCTGCATCAGATGAATCATCAACTGTGACATCATCAGATTCTTCTTCCTCAACTGGAGCACGTTGTAGTCCAAGCTGGGCTAAAGCTAAATCGCCCACATAAATAGCGTCACTTTTATCAGACCCCCAAGCATCCCAAGTTGGGCCGGATACATTCAGTAAAGTTGAAACGAGTGGGTTATTACCCCAAACATCTTCGCCTTCAGGATTCGTAAACTTGCCCCAACCAACTACGCTGAACTGCATTCCAAATTCTTGGGCTGAGTTTAGTGATACCGCTACTTTAGAAACGTTTAACTCTGCTGTAGGTATTGTATTTATTTCGATCATTGTTCTACTCGTTAGATTCTTCCACTGGTTCCTCGACTGGTTCCGGTTCTGGTTCTGGTTGCCACGGCAAACCGTGGTTTTGGCTTGGTGTTTTTAATGCATCCAAGTTCCTACCAACCGTCAACTCGATATTAGCTACACTTGCCTCTCCAAGTTTTTCTTTTGTCCAAGTGATAGCTTGCTCCTCAGTTACATCAGCATACGGCACAGAGAACGATCCGGGGTTCGGCTCATTAGGTTCAGTGAACCAAACGTCTCCACCTATTGATGTTGAGAGGTCATCCTCGGTCTTTGTACAAAGCCAGTCGGCCGATTTAATGTAGCCAGTGCTGGCTGTGCTGTTTGTGTCGTTAATTGTCCAAGTTATCATCGTTTAAGCTCCGTTATTGCTTCTAGAAACTTCGTGCCAAGCTGATCCACTTTTGATCAAAGTTATAGTGTCTTCAGCGTTGTCCAGTGTGCAATCTCCAGCTAGTTTTAAATTAGTACCATCTTCGACCACAACTGTCCTACTACCACTTGCTGCCATCAGCGTGATAATACTACCTGTTGATCCCCCGTTAATTGTGTCGAGGTAATCAGTTGCCCCGCCGCCTTCAGTATCAATATTGTGAGTGCTTGAGGTTGCTGTCACTGCTCCGCTTGCAATTGTTAAATCGTTAAAGCCTCCTAGCTTTGTGAAACCTGCAAGTTTCGCCTCTCCTGCGAGCCAAAAATCTTTGAAATTATTTCCGTTCGCTCCTAAGTCAACGGTATTGTTATTAGTGGCACTTTGTGTCGCTGGCAGAATTGCATTTGTAGCAAATGAAAATCCGCAGTGATTTACAACTGTTCCAGAAATCGTTAGATTGTTGCCGATTGTGGTTATTCTTCCAGCCTCGGTTCCGGTGCTGTCATTTACAACAATTTCACCAGCCGAATCAATCGTCATCCGCACCGTTGGAGATGCTGCACCATCAGCGGTGGTTGAA